TGATAACAAAGCAAAATTTTTGTTAGTTGCATTTGTAAGTGAAAAGGTATTACCAGCAGCGAGTGGTATATCTTTGAAAGATGGATTAACATTGATGATATCATCTATATCTTGTTTTTTGTAAAAGGTATTACGTGCTACTGCGCTGCTCATACTAATCCTCCGAATGAATCAATACCTATAGAAACGTCTTTTAACACTGTTTTTCCACTTCCTATAGTTTCTTTAGTTTGCATAGTATTTAAAAGTTGCCCTGAACTGTCTGGTATAAAGAGTTCTGGTCCTTGTTCTCCTACTAAATACGGACCCTTTTCAGCTCTACCACCACCAGCCATTGCTGTTAAGTAACCTCCACTTGCATAACCTTGTTCTTTTGTTTTATGGCCCACATACATAGAGTATGCTACCAAGGCTGCACCTACACCAGTTAATCCTATTAGAGCTCTACTCAATGTTAAAGATGTTAAAAGTCCTGCATTATAAGCATTTAAAGCAAAAGTAGCTAATGGTAATACAGTGTTTAATAATTTTAAATATATAATAAATTTGATACCATCAGCCCCTATACGATTTAATACCTCCAACATAATTTCCATAGGTAAAACCATTAATTTTAACATATCTGTGCTGATTAATCCCTCTTCGGTTAAGTCCATTATAGTTTGTACTAATTGTTCCATCAAATCTGCTAAGACTTTAATACCATTGACAGCTACATCTTGAACTTCTTGACCAAAAGTAGTTAAGACATATGTGCCATTTTCTTGAGTAACTATCATATCTTTAAATGTAGCAACCATTTCTACTACCGCTTCATGAAAGGCATTCATAAATTCTGTTCCTTCATAACTAGCGTCACGTAAAAAGAAAATAGCTTGTACATTATTTTTAAGGATTTGTATTTGAGCTGAGAGCGATTCGTTCTGAATACGCACCATCTCATCTAGTTGACCACCAGCTTGCTCAGTATCTTTTACTGCTTGAGTAAATTCGTCAGAGGCTTGAACTAAGTGGATAAATGCCGTAGCACCACGCACATTCAAGTCTTCTATCAGAGTAGTTAGTAACTCTGTATTTGACGCTGTCTCAGGACCAACTGCTTCAGCAAACTGAGAAGCTATCTCAGTAAGTTGCATCATTTCACCTTCAGCATTTAATATCTCAACACCCATTTTACGGAAACCTACTTCAGCATCCATAGCGCTTTCAGCAAATTCAGCCAATGCTTGTCTAAGACCCCTACCAGCTATACCAGCCTCTAAAGCTCTATTAGTCAATATCTGTAGAGCCCCTAGTAATTGGTCTATACTTTGCCCTGTGCTTGTAAAGAAAGGTAGAGCAAACTTAACAGCGCTTGATAAATCTTGATACTCAATTAAAGATTTCTGAATAGCAAAAGCAAACTTATCAGTAACTTCAGCTGCTTGACTCATTTCCATACCAAAACCAAACAATGTTTGAGCTGTAAGTTTAGAAATAGTATTGTGGTCTCCCTGAACAGCCATAGAAAGTTTTAATGTTTCAGGTAAAATAGACAATGCTTCGTTTGCACTAACACCAGCCGATGCAAGTTGGTACAATCCAGTGGCACCGTTTTGCATTTCCATACCAAATTGTTGTCCAAACTGAACTATGGTCTCACCGACATTAAAAAGTTCATTATTTGTTAAGTTAAAAACAGAGTTTGCATTGAGTAATTCACGCTCGAATTGGATTAGTTCTTGTGTGCTTTGGTTGAGCTTGTAGTAGAACGCCGTTGCGATGGCTACAGAGTTACGTAAAGCTACGTTAAATCCTTGTCTAATGTGATTAGCTACCGAAGTGACTTTGGACCCAAACTTTGCTGCTGCTTGCGCCATCTCATCAAACTTTTTTCTATATTTTTCAGCAGTTGCAATTCCAGTTTTTAAATTACGAGTATTTTTTACTTCTTGACCTAGTCTTTTTTCAGCATCAGCTTTGAGTTTAGCATTCTTTTGGATTTTTTTATCCATAGCTTTTAACTCGTCTTTAGATGCTTTACCAGATGCTTGGAGTTGTTCCATCTCCTTTCTAAGACGTATGTCTTTTTCATCTAAACGTCTAAAATCATCTTTTGCTGCTTGTTCTTGTTCTTTTTGTAATCTCAAAACTTCTCTGCGTCCATTAGCATCCATTTTCGCTAAATTTTGTACCATCTGAGTCATACGTTGGATAGGTTTCATACCCTTTTGTATACCTGCAAATAGGTCTTCTCCTACTTTAGTATCCTTTGATGCCTTTTTTAAACCAGAAAAGCTATCTCCCATCAAATCGCCAGATTTTCTAAATGAACCTGCAACATCTCTACCTGATTTTTGAAGATTTTTTAAGCTTTTTTCTATTTCAGCATTCATTAAAGCATTAGCTTGTTTGAGATTAGATTGAAATAATCCTGATGTTTTCTGTTGTTCCGATAAAGCGAGGCCTCTATTCTTAGCTGAGGCTTGTTGCCTCATTAGAGCTATCTTTTGGAAAATACCTGCTGCACCTTGTGATAACATTCCACCAGCTTCCTGCATAGCCTGCGGGCTAGGGACGGCTAATCCGATGGCGACTCTTGCTGCAAATACTTGTCCTGCGAAACCCATTATATTAATCCTCTAAAGGTTGGTCTTTTCTTTTTCTCTCCTAACATATCCTCAAATTTCCTACGCTTTTCTAAATATCTAGCGTATTGTGGACGTATTTCAGGTCTATCTTTAGCCATTTCACTAATATCCTTGTCCGAATAACCATCCATTGAATGAAATTCACTGTATTCTGCGTGTGCAGAAAGCAATCCAATCAGTTCGTGGCGTGGTGTATTTTTTATTTCTCTCCATTGCATCCCTAAATCCTTCATCAAAGGTATGTATAGGAGTACCGCATCAGGCGATTCCAGCATCAGTTCTGAAAATTTGCTTGTGCTAACTCCTCAGCGCCTAAAATGTTATTAGATATAGCATATCTTAACGTAGTAGGGATAAGTGCCCATTGTTCCTCTGAGATGAGAGGTCCATCGGGGTTCTTTTCATTTGCTTTTTGTATCATTTTCATAACTCTTTTTGAACCGAGTTCTTGATACATTCCCATTTTTTCTTCTTCTGGTAAATTGTCATTCATAGCTGGTAGTTTTGGTTCCTCTTTTTCTGTTAATTCACAATATTGGAACTCTACTACTCCACCTCTAAAAACAACTTCACCAATTTGCACTTCATCAGTGAGTGCTACTAAGTCATCCATTGACCATATTTTCTTTTCTTCCATTTTTATTTCTCCTGAAGGGGGCACAAGCCCCCCTCAAATTAATTTATTCTATCTACAGGTTAGTACCGATAGCAGTATCATCTGCATCAGTTGCGTATGTTGGTGTGATGTAGGACATAAATTCTAATGTCTCGTCCATCGTTCCATCAGTATTGACTGTAACACTGTGAGATTGAATGCAACATCCGGGAACAGTTATAGTTTCATCATTACCAGTAGATGCATCTATTTGAATGTATAGTCTGTATCCGTGATATTTATCTGGTTGTTCTAAACCATCCCATACGGCATTTGTGCCGTTTTGTGTACCATATCGTGCTTCATTGAAAAGAACATCAAATTGTTCATTTTCTTTTTTGCGTGTTATAGTAACTGTAGTTTCCTTTTTAATTTCTGCTTTAGTTTGTGAGCGCATACCGAAGTAAGATATATCTTCATCCATAGCTCCAATACTAACATCAACAGCAGTTATTTGGTCGATTGTTGAAAATGATTGAGTTGGTCCAGCTTTAATTACAAGGTCTCCACTTGGTGAAGTTCCTACATCAACTTGTGAAGCAGCGTGTCCTGCTGGAGTTACTCCTATACCTCTATCACTTTCTGTTGTTATTCCAAATGTAACGTCTTTACCTAAGAAAAATACCATCTTATCAGAGCTCCGAAAGTGGTGTCATAGTGACGTCTATCCATCCAGATGATGGTTGTGCGGCTGTTGGTGTAAATGGTGTTGGTGCTACTGAAGAAGTGAATTCTATTGTTTCTTCGGTTACTCCATCTGCATTAAGGGTCACTGTGTGCCCAGTTATAACAGCGTTTCTAACTGTAAATACTTCCTCAGTTGATACTGAATCGTATTGTTTTAATCTTAAATGTAATCTGTATCCATAGCAACAGTTGACTCCCCCGGCAACATCGTCGGTGTCTCCCATCCATTTAGCACCGTCTGCGATTTTCGCACCAGTACTGCCTGTATATTGGACACCAAATCTTGCTCCCATTCTTTTGTTATTAGGGGCTCCTACTATAAAGTCACCTGCATTTGCGGGACCATTGAATAGTACATCGAAAAAGTTATTCGATTTTTTGCGCGTGATAGTGACTACGGTTTCTTTTCTGAGTTCTACCTTCTGCATTATTTGAGGCTTACCTAGAAAAGGTCCGACATCTTCATCACTAACAGATATTGACAGGTCAATCCCTGTCACGTCGTTTATTTGTCCCTTGGCTGCATCACCTATTGTTAGGGGAGGTATACATGCACCGCTAGCTGCTGAAGCTGCTGCTTGAAATGCTACTTCATCACCACTTACGATAATGGCTGCGGCGGTTCCTCCGTTGTTATTGGTGGTTGACTCCGTGGTCACAAATACGTTACAATCTCTTCCTAGGAAATATGTCATATTATTTTTACTCCTTTTTTGTCTAGACTTTCAGTACAGACATTCCACTCGTTGTATTAATTACTTCAACTTACTATTTAAAGCTTTCTCTATATAGTAGCTTGTTTACCATCAAACGCATATACACCTGCTCTTCTTGATGTTAAGAAAGGAGATATAGATAAATTTTGCCCTATCATTTCATCTTGCCAGTTGTATTGTCCTTCGTTCCACACACCATATCCTTTGAATGCAGGGTCATTATCACCATATATAAATTTTTCAGACATACCACGTCC